CTTCTTGAAGTTCCTTGATGCGAAAAACTGCTTCCTCAATGCTTTGAAGCTTTTCTAAACAAGCATCATCTCTTGCCTTCTTCGCGCCCTCAAAAAACTTATCGAGATCTGTGTCCATAGAGTTGCCATAAGGACCATAAGTATGAGAAGGGCCAACCCGAACTGAACTGTTACCTGTCGTTGTAGTTATAGCCGAGCTGAAGTTAAGGCTAGTACCCATAGCAGCGCCCGAACTACTAACCCACAAGCCGCCGGTATTATCTCCTCCAAAAAACCTCGTTCCTATTATTTTTAACTCACTAGACATCAGCATTCCTTTTGCTTAACACTAAGAAGCCTATCATACACATTTTGTAACTTACAATTTTTTTTCGTAAGGGGTTGCTAATTTATTTTTTATCTCTAGAATGCGTTATGTGGTTGGTTAGTAGATAGATGGATAGTAAAAGGAGTCTAATATGAGCGAAATAAATTCGTTAGCAATGCAATTGTTTTCAGCGCAACGTAAAAAGAAAGAGATAGAAGAGTGTATTAAAGATCTAAAGAAAAAGATTTTAGATACAGAAGAAGCTTCTCTTGCCTTAACCCCCTTGTCCAATGAGGGCGGTAGCGATACTCAAAACGGAATAACCTTTTCAATACCCAGAACTCACATATGGGATCAGGAGACTTTGGATGAAATTCTAGAGTTGATTCCTCGAGAGGAATGGCCTCCATTTGTAAGACAAATCACCGAGTATAAAGTCGATAACACCGTATGGAATAAGTGGGCCTTAGCCAACCCAGGCATGGCAGCACAATTCCATAGGGCTCATTCGATTGCGCTTGGTGATAAATCAATTACAAAAGTTAAGCTAAACGAGGAGGACTAAATGTCCCTATTGAATCAGGTTACGAACAGGAACCAGGATTCTGTACCAGCGGTACGAATGAATATACAAGGCACAGACGGGGTGGGTAAAAGCACCTTTGCTGCTAATGCTGATAAGTCGATAATCATTCAAGCCGAGGACGGATTATCATTTATTGATGTACCAAGGTTCCCACTATGCAACACATGGAATGAAATCCTAGATTGCATAGCGTCTGTGGCGAACGAAAAGCACAACTATAAAACGGTTGTTCTCGACACCACAGATGCAGCTTCCACCCTCTGTCAGCAACATGCTTGCGAGCAGAACGGATGGAAGAGCATTGAAACACCAGGGTTTGGCAAAGGGTTTACTGCTGAGAAAGAATACTGGCATAAACTACTTGATGGATTTGATTTCTGTATTCGTAAAGGGATTAACGTAATTCTTTTGTCGCATGTACAGGAGAAGACATTCAATGATCCTGAACGCGAGCCATATGACAGGTGGACAATGCGATGCCCGAAAGGGGTGAATGCTTTGATTAAAGACTGGGTTGATTTCAACTTCTTCGCATCCTACGAGACCAGTACGGTTAAAGAAGGATCGAACAAGGCGAGGGCAGTCTCATTTGGAAATCGAGCACTCTTCACTAAGTTTGCTGCCGCATACGATGCTAAATCGCGTATCGAACTCCCGGATAAAATTGAGTTTACTTGGGAATCTTTCTATACGCATTACACCCAGGCTCTTGCAGCTAGGGGTACAACTCAAACGCAACAGGTTAAGGAGGCCACAGCATGAGTTTTTTCGATCAACAAGTAAACCTCTCGCAGGTAGAGGAAACAAGCGGTGATTTTTCACCAATCCCACCGGGAGAATACACTTTAGAAGCTACCGGATATAAAGAGAAGCTTTCTTCTAATAACAATCAAATGCTGGAATTAGAGTTTACGATTGTTGGACCTAGCTTCGGTGGTCGTAAGATATGGGACAACTTTGTTAAAGGTCAGCCTGTCGCTTACGGAAGACTCAAGTCTTGGATTGTTGCAACTGGATTATCTGGTGACCAGGATCTTAACCAGCCTCTAATTAACAGCGCCATGAATCGTAGATTTCAGGGTAATGTTTATATGCAAGCAGGGACCAATGGGTATGCGGATAAGCCCCAGATTAAGTCTTTTCTGAAGCCACAAGCAGCGCCGGCTCAACAGCCAGCTCAGCCAGTGCAGCAAGAACAACCTCAGTTCCAACAGCCTCCTGTTCAACAAGCACCTGTGCAGCAGCAGCAGCCTATGCAGCAACAGCCTGTTCAACAGCCAGAGCAACAACCTGCTGGAGCGGCGCAATTCAACGCGCAGTGGTCGAAGTAGTAGTTGTTTTCAGGATTGGCTCGAAGGAATTTCGGCAGAGTTTTTTCGATGCCAACCAGGATGTGGTCGATGATTTCATCGATCGCATCCAGCCTGAGAACATAGTAAAGATAATCGAGAAGAAACATGAATTATGAAAGGAAGATGCAAGCCGTCCTGAAAGTTTTTGAAAGGCCCAGACTAAGTATGTGGGCTATAGATTACTGGCACGATGTTTACTTGCAGCTTGCTAAGGCACAGATAAATGAAACTGAGACAATACCAAGAACAATCCATTGAGGGTATAAAGAATTGGTTTGGCACACAAACCACACCCCCTCTGCTTGTTCTCCCTACTGGATCTGGAAAGACTGTAGTTTTTGCTACTCTTATACGGAACCTCTATCGGATTAATCCGAATAAAAGATTTTTAATTATCGCGCACAGACAAGAGTTGATTAGTCAGGCTCGAGACAAGCTATTAAGTGTCTGGCAATGCGCTCCTTACAGTATTATGGCTGCGGGATTAAAAGAATTCGATGCAACCGCGCCTATTGTTATTGCTAGTAGGGACACATTGGCTTCAAAGAAACGACTACATGCATGCGAACCATTTGATTTGATTGTGGTTGATGAGGCCCACCATGTAGGCCCAGATAAAAACAGCCGGTATAGAAAGATACTTAGCCACCTCGAGGAGATCGGGGATCCGTATGTAATGGGAGTGACAGCCACTCCATATCGAATGGGCCAGGGTATGATCTATGGAATGGAAGATGATCATTACTTTGGTGGTGTGGCTCATCAGGTGACAATACCAGAACTCATAGAGCAAGATTACCTATGCAGGCTTTCTGCTTTTGCAGTAGCGGATAGCGCCATCATCGATGCCTCTACTGCTAGGTTGAAGTTTAAAGGTGGTGATTATCGAGAGTCTGATCTCGAGGTGATTGCCATGGAAGATCACACCATAGTGCAGATCATTGATGACTGGATCGATAAAGCCTTCAGCAAAGGAAGGACCAGTTCAGTTTTCTTTTGCGTCACAGTCGCTCATGCATACAAGATGTGTATGTATCTAAAGAAGAGTGGTATTAAGGCCGCTGCCATTACAGCAGAGACTCCAACTAAAGAAAGAGTGCAGATACTCGAGGATTTTGAGTCAGGAGAGATCAATGCTTTGTGTAATGTAGCCGTACTTACTGAAGGATGGGACGCTCCGCGCACGGATTGCATCGCAATATTGCGCCCCACTAAGTCTTTAGGTCTTTATGTGCAGATATGTGGCCGTGGCATGCGTACCTGGGAAGACAAGAAAGACTGTCTGCTTCTAGATTACGGCGAGAACATGAAGCGCCATGGCTGTATCGATCGAGCCAAGCCAAAGAATAATAGAGATGAAACTGATGACAAGGTTTGGATATGTGACTCCTGCCTGGGTGTGAATGACTGGGATGAAAAGCATTGCTTTGAATGTGGAGAGCCCAAGCCTAGTCCTGAGATTAAAATTGAAGAAGAGGCTGTACAAGGAGAGGGTGATGGCTTTGTGGATAAAGATGTAGCCGCAGCCAATGAGGCTGCTGAAGGTTATGTTCTTTCAGATGAGATGCAAGAAGTTGGTGTTAAAGAAGAAACTAGGAAGGTAAGCAATGTTATAGCTGAAGCTACTGTATCAGCTAACGGTAACCTTTACTGCAAAGTTAAGTTCATGACTTATGACAGTTATTATCCTTACAGTTTGTCATTGATGATTGGCATGCCTGGTAAAGCTGGGCTTGCTGCTCACAGAAAGTGGAGCACACTAACTAGAGAAAAAGGTTATGAGCCCGATACAGTTGATGAAGCTGTCATGCTAATTAATAGTGGGGTATTTGATAGTATCCGTGAAATAGTAGTCAGAAAAGAGGGGAAATACTGGAATGTTGTCAACGCAAATTTTTGAACAGATCGATGAAAAGATTGTTGAACTCGAGACTCGATACCGCAATCACTTAGGTATGAGTGGCATAGGCGATGACGATGAGAGAAAACTTTGGTTAGGCTTCAGACACTGCCTTAATTCTAGTTTTGAGGGTCGCATGCTTAGATTATTTAATCTAGGAAACCGTATCGAGGACCAGGTTGTAGATGACATCAGAAGGACCGGGATCATTGCGGTCGCTAGTGAAGATGAGAATGGCAAACAATTTAGCGCGTCACCTCTTGGTGGACACTTTGCTGGATCGTGCGATGGAATACTTAAAGGTGTATTACCAGAACCCAATGAAGAGGCTATTGTTTTGTTGGAAGTAAAAAGTGCCAACGATAAGCGCTTTAAGCAGCTCCAGAAAGAGAGAGATTACGGGGGTTGGAGTGAAACTTATCGCTGGCAAATCCATTGCTACATGGGTGCGATGAGTTTAACACATGCTTTAGTCGTTGTGGTAAATAAAAACAACAGTGAGATCTACTCTGAGATCATCGAGTTTGATCCGAACATCTGGGAGAAGGCCCAAGAAAAAGCCAGGAAGATAATATGCAGCGACTCTCCTCCTCCTCCCTCGAGGTCTGAAAGCGACTGGCGTATTAAGAATGAAAGTACTGTGTATCAGGACGTTTATTTCAAAAGGCGCTTACCACAATCAGTTAACTGTCGCAATTGTAGAAATTCAAAGCCTGTTGTAGAAAGTAATGGAGCCACTTGGTTCTGTTCTAGAAGAAAAAAAGCACTAACTTTTGAAGAGCAGAGAAGTGCATGCGATGACCATTTGTGGATGCCTGCATTAGTTAATGCTGATTACTTGCCCGATGAAAGCACTGATGATGAAGTTGCTTATCGAGTTGGTATCATGAAGATCTTTAATGTGATCTCGAGCAAGCGAGGAGAACACCGTTACACCAGTTGTGAAATGCGTGAACTGTCCAAGACTGGTTTTGATTTAGAGATGATAGAGAGTATGGAGCCAGTTAGGAATGAGTTCGATGGAACTTATGTTGAGGTTAAAGATGAGGCAACCATTCCGTTTTAAGCTGTCTTTGCGGGGATCACTTCTGCTCTTGGGTTTTTTACTATTACTATTACCGTTCCAGGGTACAGGGCTTCCACTAGTTTTTTCTTTAGTCTAAAGACTTGCGTG